TAATCCAAACCGCAGAGGGCAAGCAGGTTCGCCAGTTTCAACTGGTATGCAAGGCGATACGGCAACGCCATTTGCCAACACGCATTTCATCTTGCCTTATGGCTTGCGCTTACAACAAACCAAGAACGCTGGTGATACAACAGTAACCATCCCCGCAGGTATAACTTTTGTTTATGCCATTGCAGTTGGTGGTGGTGGTGGTGGGGGCGGATCTGGTTCAGGCGGTGGCGGTGGTGCTGGTGGAGTTGCTTGGGGTTGGACTATTGCTACATCATCTTGCATTGTTGGTGTTGGCGGAAACAATGGGTCAGGTGGATATACGCGTTATGGAAACATAATTGCTGGTGGTGGTGGTCAAGGGTATGGGCCAAGTACGCCAGTAACAACCCCAACTTTAGGTGCTGGTGCTGGTGGCACAAGTGGTTTGGTTGGCGCAACTAATTATTGGGGTATTCCAGGTGGCGCAATTGGTGCTGGAAATGGTGCTGGTGGTGGAGCGGGTAACGGCGGAGCGGGTGGTAACGGAATTTCAGGCGGTGGAGGTTCAAGTAGTGCTGCCGTTGGTTATGCCAACGGAACAATTATTGCTGGCGGTTCGGGGTTAGTTGGTGGTGGTGGTGGAAAATATAGCCAAGCATCTGCTGGATATTCAGGCAACGGCGGTAACGGAATAAACATTTTTACAGGTGCAGTTATTTTAGGTGGTGCAGGTATTTCTGGAACAGCGGTTGGCGGTGGTGGTGGTGCAGGTATTGTCGCAGTTGGTGCGGCTCCATCAGGCGCAAATGGTGGAACTGGTGGACTTGGCGGTGGCGGTGGTGGCGGTGGAACTGCAACAGGTGGCGCAGGAATTCTTTATCTTTTCTACTAGGAGCAAACTATGAGCGTTTCCATATATAACAATTCATCATTCACCGATTCTCCTTATGGACTAAAACTGCAACAAACTATTATTGCTTCATCATCATCTGTTGTAATCCCTGCTGGTATTCTAAGAGTTTATGCGGTTGTTATTGGCGGTGGCGGGGCAGGAAGCACACAGACAACTGGTGGTGGCGCAGGTGGTGGAGCAGGTGGTTATTCTGCGGGTTGGACTTATATTACAACTTCCGTAACAATTGGAGCAGGTGGCACAGGAACTTCAACTGCGGGTGCTGGTGCAAACGGCGGTCAAAGTATTTACGGAATGGTTTTTGCTGGCGGTGGTTCAGGTGCAGGTGGGCTAACTGGTGTTGCTGGTGGCGGAGCAACAACCCCTAATCAATCAAATACTTCAACAACTTCTTATACAGGCGCTTCTGCGGCTGGTACAAATGTGGTTGGTTATGGCGCTGGTAGAAATGCTAGTGGTGTTTCAGGTGGTGGCACAGATGGAAATTCTACAACAACAGGAACACAAACTGCTGGTGCTGGTGGTAGTGGACTTATAGGTGGTGGTGGCGGTGCGGTAGGAACATCAGGAACAGGAACAGGTGGTGCTGGTGGAACTGGCGATTTTTTTGCTGGCGGTGCTGGCTCATCAGGAACAGGAACATCTTTTGGCGGCGCAGGTGGCGGTGCTGGAATTTCATCTGCTGGTTCTGCGGGTTCGGGTAAAAATGGCGGCAATGGTGGAGATGGTGGCGGTGGTGGGGGCGGTGCTTCCACACTAGGAACTGCTGGCTCTGGTGGTCGCGGCGAAGTCAGACTTTACTACTAAGGAGAAATCGTGGCTATCAAATACGAATACAAATCTGAGTGTTGCAACCATTTTTATACTGAAATCCGCAACGCCGAAGATTCTCAAGTGGTAACGAAATGCAATATCTGCGGGCAGGGCGATTATGTCTTGACGGCGCAGACGGAAGAACAATCCCCAACAGTTTCGGAGTAGCTCTCAATGGCAATCTATAACCAAAGCATTGCCTATAACGCTTCCAACATAACTTACAACGGCGTTTTCCTCGCCGCCGGCACAGGCTCAATCTCAATCTCGGGCTCAGCTACAAACTCACTCGTATTCACAGCCACAGCCAGTGGCACAATCACCCTTACCGCCAGCGCCAACGCAACTCTTGTATATTCAGCCAACGCCAGCGGTTCAATTAGCTTGGTTGGAAATGGAACGCCAAGCATCTCAAATGACACCACAGGCACAGGCTCAATCGGCCTTGTTGCAAGTGGCAGTAGCGCTCTCAAGTTTGTCACAACCGGCGCAGGTGCAATCTCCATCAATGGAACTGCCTCACCATTACTTTATTTCACAACAACTGCCAACGGCGCATTACAACTCATTGCATCTGGAACCGCCTACACAGGCGGGGCAACGATTACAAATCGCAATCGCATTACAGCGACAATTCTTGATCGAGTTCGAGTTGGCGCAAGCATGAATCTGAACAATGTTCCAAGAGTAAGCGCGACAATTCTTTCAAGACCACGCTCAAGTGCCGGCATTGCCTTACGCGAGCGCACAACTTCAACAATTACAAGGAGAAACCGATGAGTTATGATTTAGGAGATGTTGTTCCACTTGGAATAACAATTACTGATTCAACAGGCGCAAATGCCAACGCTTCGGCGGTTTCTTGCACAATTACTTTGCCAGATGGCACAACTTCAGCAGGCTCAGTAACTAACCCATCAACTGGGCTTTACAACTGCGATTTCTCGCCAAGTATCGTTGGGCGCTACTCAGTTCGTTGGGTTGCAACTGGAACTAATGCGGCAGCCTTTACCGATGACTTTGTTGTTAGGGATTATGCCGATATTGGCATTGTCTCCTTGAGTGAAGTCAAGACTCACTTGAACATTCCTAGTACGGACACAACAAGTGATGAAGAACTTCGTCAATTTATGGATGCGGCAACCGACTTGATCGAGGGATACCTTGGAATCATTATCGGCAAGCGAACCTATACCGATGAACTTTATGACGGCACAGCTCGTGGAATGAGCGGAGAATTCCTTCGCATTCAAAATCCAAAAGTTGTTTCAGTGACTTCAATCTATGAGAACAACGCTCTGCTTTCTGCCTCGGCTTATTCAGTTGATCCGACCGGTCAGCGCATCTATCGGGTCGGCTCAGATACTTTGTATTCAAGCAACTCTTATGGCTACTGGGCGCCAGGAATGAACAACATCAAAGTCACTTATGTCGCCGGATTTGTCAATCCTCCAGCAGCCGTTCGTCAAGGAACTTTGGAAACTATTCGCCATCTATGGCAGACACAGAGAGGCTCAATGAGCGTTCTCGGTCGCAATCTTGGCGGCGATGAGTTGTATTCAACTCCGACTTATTCTTTGCCACGCAGAGTTATGGAACTTCTTGACCCTGCCAGTCTTCCTGGTCTTGCCTAATGACTGTCTCAACAGTTTTCCCAACGATGATAACCAGGGTCATCGCAGCCCTTGGCGCAGCTGCATCTTTGAGCGGAATTCGCATATTCGATGGCGCAGAAGTCGATGAGTCTTATCCTGGCAGCGCGATTGCCATTGGCCATGACGGATCATTTGGCGAAAGCGAGATGCAGATTGGCTCAGTCAATAACACGCCACTTGACTTCACAGATGTTCATCAAGAAGACGGAGTCATCAACTGCTCACTCTGGGCGCAATCAGGCTCAGTCGGCTTCTCTGCACTACGCACGACCGCTTTTGCGGCGTTATCGGCAGTAGATACTGTCATTCGTAGTGATTCAACTTTCGGGGGAACTTGTTTCTATGCAATTTTAGGAACGCACTCGGTCAATTATCGTCAAACTGCTTTTGGTTCTGCCGTAGTAATTGACTTTTCAATCGCCTACCAAGCTCAATCATAAGGAGAAAAATGGCATATACAATCACATCAGATCGCCTTGATTGCGCGAAAGCGGAAGGCGATTCCATAACAGCAGAAGAATTGTTAGCAATGGGCGCGGATATTCCTGCTCTTGTTGCTGGCGGTCATATATCAAACAAATCAAATCCAGTACCGGCAAAAGCACAAGCACCGGCATCAGCACCAGAAGGAGCAAACTAAATGGCTAAAATTGTCCTAACCGATGCGAAAGTGACCATCAACTCGGTCATTCTCTCAGATCACATCAACAACATAACAATTGACACAAAGTACGACATTGTTGAGACCACAGGATTTTCCTCAACTGCCGCCAAAACTCGTGTTGCTGGTCTTGCCGATAACACAGTTACCCTTGATTTTATGCAAGATTATGCTGCCGCAAATGTCGAAGCGACCATCTATCCTTTGATTGGCTCAACTACAACAGTTGTAATTCAGCCAGCATCAACAGCAGTATCAACCACAAACCCAACTTACACATTTACCGCACTCGTCTCAGAGTGGCAGCCACTTCGGGGACAAATTGGGAGCCTAGCCTCGGCATCGGTGACCTGGCCAATAACCGGAGCAATCACAAAGGCGACCTCATAACATGGCAAAACTTGTACTGACTAACCCGTCAATCACTATTGGTGCCATCGATCTCTCTGATCACATCAACAATGTCACAATTGACACAAAATATGACATTGTCGAGACAACAGCATTTGGCGATACCGCCAAGAAG